TATACGGTCAAGCTCCAGAGCTGATCGTAATAGATAACCTAATGAACGTAACAGCAGAGACTGACAATGAATGGGCAGGACTACGTGCGATTATGATGGAGTTGCACGATATGGCACGCAAGACAGAAGCGTGCGTACTGGTACTGCACCACGTATCGGAACAGAGCGAGTATGGAAGTCCGACCAATCCACCACACCGTCGGGCTATTCACGGCAAGGTGAGCCAACTACCGGCGTTGATCCTGACTCTGGGTTACGACCCAGGACAGGCAACACTGAAGGTGGCTGCTGTGAAGAATCGTTTTGGACCACACACAGCTGATGCTTCTAATTACGCACAGCTTCTAGTAAACTATGCGGCGTGCCAGATTAGTGATGAAGACCAATTTGGTAGGATGCTAAGGAGAGATGCAATGGTTGGTTATCAAGGGAGTTACATTGTCCAAGACTGAGATGGCTTATGTTAAGAATCGTATTGCTAAATTAGAGAAAGACTTTACAGCTTTTGCTTCCTTGTTAATTCAAGCAGGCATTGTCCGTGTAGATGAGCAAGATGGAGAACAAGTATTTGCGGTCAATAAGGTCAAGCTAGATGGCTAACCCTAATGGGCGCAAAGGTGCCAAGTTCGAGACAGATGTTATGAAGTGGTTACGCGATAAAGGCGTAAGCGCCGAACGTCTGACAAAGGCTGGCGCCAAAGACGAGGGTGATTTGGTCGCTGTAATAGCGGGAGAAACTTTCATCCTTGAACTCAAGAACCGAGGTACATTATCACTGCCGGAGTTCTGGAGAGAAGCTGAGGTTGAGGCGCTTAACTATGCTAAGGCTCGCGGTAAAGGGGAAGTACCGCTGCACTATGTAATAGTTAAGCGTCGCAACTCAGGCATAGAAAACGCTTGGGTAATACAAGATTTGAAGCAGTGGTTGGAGGAAAAGAAATGATTGATAGACCACCTGAGTATGGGATAACTTGTCATTGCGGTATGAGAATTACTGGGACTAATGAAAAAGGTCTTGTTAGTTTGATGAAGAAACATACCGAAACAGGCGAGTATCACATCGCATATTTATCTTTACCAGCTAATAGTTCTTTAACAAAATCTGAAAGCGAAATTGTAATAGACAAAGCAATACTATCTAGGGAGAAGAAATGACACCAGTACCACAAGGAGTAATCAGCACATCAGAAGGCCCAGTAGATCCTGTACAAGAAGTCGTACAAGTATTAGATGAAGCAATCGCTGAAGCTGATAAGGAAGAAGCAGTAAAAAAATACGATGACATCAACTCGGATCAAGCGTGACCACTAAGATAGGTCTACCTATCAATCGCCAAAGACTTAAAGGTCTGGGCGCAGAACACGCAAGGAATACATCCTTTGATGAAGGATACAACGCTGGCTTTGATGCTGGAGTTGCTTACCAGAAAGCGCAAGTCGAGTTAGAGAAAAGCAAAGAGGCTAGCAATGATTTGCTCTAACTGTCTTCAAGCTGGCGCAGAGAATAAGTTAGGTCACCTAAAGCGTGCCGCACATAAGCACGATAAGTGCGATATGAAAGGGTGCGTATGTCAACACAAGACTGGTCCAGGGTACGCAAGAACAAAGGATTCAAAGGTTCCGTTGATGCAAATACAATCCCCATAGGGGCTATTGTTGCCAGCTTTGGTGGTGAAGTAAGAGAAGGTAAGTCGGTATCAGTTCGATGCTGCTTACATAATGACAGTCGCAGGTCAGCTGTGATGAATACCTATGACAATTTATATTTCTGCCATACCTGCGGTAAAGGTGGCAACGCAGTTAACTTAGTCTGCATACTAGAGAACTTGGAGTTCAACGATGGCCTCAAACGTGCAATCGAAATTGCTGCTGGAAGCGGCGCAGCGATACGCTCAGGCAATAAGTCCAGAGGCGCTAGCCGTCCTCGACGCACGTGGGATCTCTGAAGTTGTTGCGGCTAAGTATCAACTCGGTACTATCACCGATCCGATCAATGGTCACGAGATGTATGAGGGTTGGATTTCCATTCCTTATATTACTGCTAGTGGTTCTTGCGTTGGGTTTAAGTTCCGCAGAGTAGACGAAGGCAAGCCTAAGTACGGTAGTCCTACCGGACAGAAGGCTCACTTATATAACGTATCGGATATAACTATTATGAAACCATACATAGTTGTATGCGAAGGTGAACTCGATACCGTCATAGTATCAGGCGTACTAGATATACCAGCAGTTGGTGTACCAGGAGTAGCTGCTTGGAAGCCACACTTTCCAAAGCTATTCGGTGGGTATGAAACTGTATATGTTGTTGGTGACAATGATGTTAAAGAAGATGGGTCTAACCCAGGTGCGGAGTTTTCTAAGCGCGTGGCTAACGAGGTGATGAACTCTACTATTGTTACACTTCCACCTAATATGGACATTAACGATTACTACCTAGCCTACGGCGCTAGCGCCACTCGTAAACTACTGATAGGAGAGTCCAGTGAATGACGGATCAAGACTGGGAAAGATTGCTACAGACTATGCTTACTATGGGCTTACAGATCCTGAAATCGGACAGAGCAAGCGAGACGATAACAGTAAGGCCGATACCGACGCGTTCATAGCAGCGATGTGGGATGTGCTAGATGGTGCTGGCAACCTGTTACTAAAGAAGCATAGGGATTACGGCCCAAGCAATATAGCTGGCGCACCAGGTGGGCCACTAAATGGTTTGCGTGTGCGTATGTGGGATAAGACAGCACGCATTAACCACTTGATTGATAGCGGTGCAACACCTGAGAACGAATCGCTACGCGATAGCTTCATTGATCTATTAAACTATAGCGCTATTGCTTTGCTAGTACTGGACGGTAAGTGGCCTGAGTGACCGGTGTTGATCCAGTTATCTATGACATAGCACCTGGCGTTGCTCGTGCTATTCACAGTAGGTACAAGGCTTACGTCGAACGTGAAGATGTAGTACAGGAGTGTCTATCGTGGGCGCTAACGCGCCACAGTTGGATAGCTGAACAGTTACTAGAAGCAACTGATCCTGACAAGCGTAAGCACGCTGAGTCACGCATAGCGTGGCAGATGAGACGTGCTGCTGAGCGCTACTCACGTCGAGAGAAGGCTACTAAGTCTGGTTACCAGATAACTGATGAGGCTTACTACCAAGGCTATACGCTTGGTCAATTGTTGCCGTATGTCATTGCCTCCGTTGTTGATGGCACAGTGCTAGAACAGATACAAGATATGATTCAAGATGGACAACCACGCGGATCCTCTAGTCCATCTGAAGGTGGCAACCTGCTTGCTAACCTAATAGATATTAAGATTGGTTACAACAAACTCGAAGCCGAGGATAAGATCCTGCTTCGCATTAGATACTTAGATAGCTTTACTTTGCAGCAGATAGCCAACCACTACCAGTGCTCAGTATCTACCGCTGATCGCAGGATTGATGGCGCTATGCGCCGGCTACAGGATCTACTAGGAGGGGTGAGTCCCTTCCAGTGAACATAATTTACAATGAAGATTGTTTAGAAACTATGAAAGAGATGCCAGATAATTTCATAGACCTTACTGTTACCTCACCACCGTATGATGGGCTAAGAATCTATAACGGATACTCATTTAATTTTGAAGCTGTTGCTTTTGAACTCCATCGAATAACTAAACTAGGTGGAGTGGTTGTTTGGATAGTTGGTGATTCAACTATTAACGGCAGTGAATCTGGTACTTCTTTTCGACAAGCACTAGGTTTCAAAGAAGCAGGCTTTAACCTGCACGATACTATGATCTGGCGCAAGGCAAACCCTATGCCAAAGTTCAAACATAAACGTTACTTTGATGTGTTTGAGTATATGTTTATCTTGTCCAAAGGACAGCCTAAAACTTTTAATCCTTTAATGCAGCCAAACAAAAGAGCTGGTGAACTCTATGACTATACTGCTAAGTTGAAGACTACCGGTAAAGTCAGAGTTAAAAAAACATTTAACATTAACAGTGAACGGTATAAGGATAACATCTGGGAATGTGCTGTTGCCAAGAATGAGACTGAGCACCCAGCTGTATTCCCAGAGTCTTTGGTTGCAGATCATATTACTTCTTGGAGCAATCAAGGCGATCTAGTTTACGATCCATTTATTGGATCTGGTACAACAGCCTTGGCAGCTCGCGCACTTGGTAGGAATTATATTGGTAGCGAAATAAGCAAAGACTACTGCTTAATAGCAGAAAGCAGGTTGTCTTGAAAGAGATAGAGTTATTTGATTACCTTAAAGCCAACCTATACCCAGACTTAGAGAAGTCTGTTGGTATCTATGACGCCTTTGATTGCACCTCTGCCTTGGCTGGTCACTACATAGAACTCAAGTGCCGTCACACTCACTACGATACGTTGCTGATCGAGGAGATGAAGTACCGCAAGTTAATAACCCAGGCAGCTGAGCGAGATCTAATCCCGTTCTATATTAACTCGACACCCAAGGGTGTCTTTTCTTTTGATCTGATGGACGTACCGGAACCTGAGTGGTTTACTCACCGTATGCCAGCGACTACTGAGTTCGCTCGCAATAAGAAGATTGATAAGTTAGTAGGTTATCTCCCGATTGAGGAAGCGGTACAGCTGTGAACTACGATTACAAGTGCGAGAAGTGTAATAGTGAACTAACTGTTGAGCGTTCGATCCACGCTGAAGCTAGTAATCCTATGTGCTTTAACTGTCATACAACTATGAACCGTGTCTGGTCTACGCCCCCTGTCACCTTCAATGGTGCTGGCTTCTACTCTACCGACTACAAGAAATGACAAAGCCCCACCTTGCGTCTTAGGTAGGGCTTCGTCGAGCAGAGGAGAAAGAGAGGTAACTACTCTGCTTCTTTTAGCGTATCACAGATATTACCTATGATCCACTCAACAACTGGTACAGCAACTGCGTTGCCCATCTGCTTGTATCTTGCTGAGTCTGATTGTCCTACTGTCCAGTTATCAGGAAATCCCTGAAGTCTTTCACACTCGATTGGTGTTAAGCGGCGTACTGTCATATCGTTCATCACTCCTGTTGAATCTTTTTTTGCTCTTAAAGTGTGATGAGTTTCGTCAGTAGATCCATTGTATTCATCAACCGCAACAAGCGGTGAATTATTATTAGTCATTCCAGCTTTCAAAGTTCCCATCCCTTCACTGTAATCAGCAAACCCTGATGGTGAATAACTCACTGCCATTCCTGCCCCTCCTGCTCGAAGCGTTGGTGATAATGTTTCAGACGGTTGGGCATCTAGCCCTTGTGTATGACTAAAGATCGTGGCTACCAATGGCATATTGTTTCCACCGGTTCCCATACGAGCTTGTAAAGTATTTACTTTATCGTCTTGTATTCTAATATCGTCTACTCTATTTCCATAGAAGACTATTGATTGTTCAATTATTAGTTTGTCCTCTGCCACGTATTGATTCCCAACTCCCTTGTAATCTCTAGCTTGCAGCGTGCCAACAACATTGGCAGTAGTAATCAAGATGGTAGTTCGTATGTCACCATTATCAAATGCGTTGAGCGTAGGCATTACCCCCCCCTTGATCCACGTTTCGTAGTCATCTTCATTCTGAGCACGTCTACTCTTCGTGTACCACAACATTATCTTCTGGTCTCTTGTATGTAGTAGCAGTTAGTGTGGTTACTCCTGGGCTGTACTTTGCGAAACCTGTTTGACCAAAGCCTTCTCCAACGCTTCGGGTAGCTTCTTGCCCCTCTTGCTGGCTCTGCGAAGGATCCCTTCGCAAGCCTTCTGGCTTAAATAATACTTCGGCAGGGCTGAGGTCTCCAGAACGTCGGCCAACGATGAAGACGCGGCGCCTGCGCTGGGGTACTCGAAAGTACTGAGCATCAAGCACTCGCCAGCTAACAGAATACCCGAGGTCGGCCATCGTTCCGACAACGACTCCAAAATCTCGTCCTTTGTTACTTGATAATAGACCAGGGACGTTTTCGATGAGGAAGTATTCGCTTTGCGTTTCGTCCACAATTCTTGCGATCTCCCAGAATAACCCGCTGCGTTCGCCAGCAAGTCCAGCCCTCTTTCCAGCCACGCTGAGGTCTTGGCAGGGAAATCCTCCTGCAATAATTCCTTTGCTTGGATTGAATCCGACATTTAATAGTTCCTCTCCTGTTACCGTAGTTACATCATCAAATAGTTTGCTATTAGGAAAGCGATTAGCCAGTACCTTCTGGCAATGCTTATCTATTTCAACGGAAGCTACAACATTAACACCGTTGCGTTCCATAGCTAGGTCAAATCCACCGACACCTGCGAATAGTGATACACCGGTAATCATTTAGTACCAGTTTCTACGGTTGTGGAAACTAAGCGCGTTACACGGGGTGCTATATCGGTGCTCAATGTAGTTGAGACCTGTGATAATTTGCTCTCTAGGATCTTGCTTTCTTTCTCTAAGTAACTGAGCAATTCCGAAAGCACTAGATCTGGGATTGTCCGCCTTGTGGTCAAACCTGCTCTCACGGGACCAAAGGGTGACAAGACAGGCTTGCTGCTCTCTCCCCCACCCGTGTATGAGGTAAGCGTAACGCTTCGATACACGTATGTTTTCACGCTTCTCCTCTTTCGTTGCTTGCTTGGCTACTACTAACGGTTTCTCTGGTGTCGGTAAGATCCCCACTCGATGTGCTGGTACTAGAAGCCACACCAACAGGGCCAGTAAGATCAACCCAATTCTTGCCCTCTTGCTCATCTATTGCCTTCTCAATCCCAAGCAGTTGCTTGTATGTATCGGGGTATAAGTGTGCCAGTTTGGTCATAGCTCTATCTCTAGCTCTACGGTAATTACGATTGTGAACTGCTTGCCTAGCAGCAGTAGCCATACGCCGGTTAAGATCACCCATTTAACTTATCCTCTCCCACAATAAGCAGGTAGGCAATAACTAATACAGCTATGATCCCTATTAAGTAACTCACTATCTCCCTCTATTCTCTACTGAAAGCGATAGCAGATACTACCGCACTTGTTATGTCTATTGGTTGCCCTACCAGGTGAGCGTCTTCTGCGTCACTATCCCAAGCAGATACCAGTATCCGGCAATTCACCGGACTATTGCGGAACTGTATGATCGCCTCATAGCCCGACTCGCCGCCCCAAAGGGGCGTGCCGGTGCTATCTACTACTTCGTATAGGTTTATTAAACCTGTATTAGTTGGGTGAAAGCTCACGCGCTCACCTGCTCGATTACTACCTCGTCATAATCGTCATCTTTCCAAGTTTGAGCTAATTTTTTAGCTTCATCTTGCGTTAGGTAGTAGTCATTGACTTCACTACCGCCCACCCATA